CCGCCCATCATGGCGGAAGCAGCGCCAACGGACTTGGGCATGTCCGCCATCAGGCCCTTGACGGCGTCGGCCTGTAGATTTTTCTTTGCGGCGTCGAATTGTTCTTGGGTAATTGATCCAAAGTCCAATGCAGCATAGAGAGCATCTAGCTTGTTGCTAAACGTATCTAGGGGTGTTTTTGCAAGCTGTTCGCCTTGTGCCACAAGGCTCTCGTACCATTTCTGGTGAATTTCATCAGCTTTTTCGGCTGCTTCCTTGATTGGGTCCCAATCCTTTACAACTGGTTCATGTTGTACTTTTGGCCGCGTCCGTTCCATCGCAGTGTTCCAGCTGCGAACTGCCTCCGCAACCTGACCGATACTCGCGCCAGCAGCAACGAGCCGCGCAGTAAATACTTCGAGGTCTGTTTTTCCTATCGCATTCATTGCTTGATTCCATTGGTCAAGCATTGCCGCCACCTGCTTCGGATTACCAACGGACGGCATTAGACCTGCCAGTCTCGCTTGTTCTTCCCGTCGAAATCTAACGCTCTGTTTTTCTCCAGGCATTTCTGGCATCACGCCGCCAACAATTGATCCAACCGCGAACGCCGCTAAACCTGCAATCTCCTGGGCGGCCGCCTTTGTGTATCGCCAAATGACGCTCCATGTAGACGCAAAGTCTTCTGCACCCTTTTGGGCGTAAGACGAAATTGCGATTTCTCCCGCCTTTTGTTTGAATTGCTCGTATGTAATTCCAAGCTGCCTAGCTTGTTCCTTGTCCTCTTTGATTGAGTTTCCTAGTTTTATTACTGCGACAGTTCCTCCGACCATCGCACCGACAACGCCAGACGCCGCCGCACCCAACCCAAGCATAGCGCCGGCAGCGTTCGATATGTTTCGGGTCATACCGAGCGCGAACCCACCAATGCCAGACTTACTCAGACGCATCATCATTGCTTCAATGTTTGCGGCAGCAACAGATATTCCTGCACTGTCCTTGGATACCGAGTTCTTAATTCCGCGAACAGCGTTGGAAATAGCGTTTTCAGCCTTGCTGGCAACCTTTGCTGTGTTGTCGAGTTCGCCGACGCCAAAGCTGCCAGCAACGATAGACTGCGAGCCAAACGCGGACGAAATGCGGTTCGCCGATGCAGTTGCGGACGCAGATGCGCGTTGGAGTCCTTCGGTAAACTCAGCCGTGTGCGCAGTGAGCTTAACAACCAAGTTTCCGACAGTGTTCATAATCAATCACCCCAGCTAACTAACGCCGAATCCAGCACCGCTTTCATTTCCTCTTCCGACTGATTCACGCTTTCGTTGCGAATCGACTTAATGAACGGCATGTAATGCAACGGCGCCTCTGGGCGTCCTTTCGCGCGATGGCAGGAATCCGTCAAACTGCAAAGCACGCCATGCAGCGTCTCGTCTCGCTCAGGCCCCCAAGGATCAATCGCATAGACTTGTTCCCACTCGATCAATTCTTCCGCCGTCAGTGCCTCGTACAAAGCGGCGCGAGAACGAAATCCAAGATCGCGGGCGAGCATCAGGTGGAATCTGAGGTCGGCCCGCTCTCGGAGTTTTTTCGGGTGGCCTCCGACGCCGCTTCGCTGACTCCATTGTGTGATTGTGTCGCCTCAATCAATCGGCCCATCACGTCGGCTTGTTGGCCGTCCCAGTCGCGCAACTCGACTGGATCAAATAGCCGATTGCCGTCGTTATCGCACAACGCGAGGCTGAGTAGCTCGCACGACATGCCGAAGTCGTCCGGCTTTTGTTCAGAATGCAACAATTCACGCAGTCGCATGAGGTCGTCGGCCGATAGTTTGCGGATTCCAACCTCCCCGCCCCACTCGGGCACATCGACTGTTTTGATTGGCCCGCGAATGGCTTTACGTACTTGTTCCCGGTCTAACATCGCTTCTCCTATGCTGTGGTGTTTTTCGTGACCTTGACTGCCGTTGTAATCTCGCCGTCCATCTGGCCTTTCACGTCGCGGCTGATGATGACGACTTTCCCGAGGTTTGATGTTTTTCCATCGAACCAGTTGACTTTCATGCTGCCTGTGCTGCCGACCGTTAGTGCCGTCGAACATCCCAGAAGATCGAGCGACAATTCCTTTTTGGGGATGCCAGCGACGTGCGATTGCGCTGCATCCGCAACGCCCGTGACATTCACTTCGGCCGATGACTCGGTATAGGACGCACCACGCAACAGACCAACAACCGTGGATGTTGATGGGAACGTGACGGTTGTTCCGTTGAAACCTTTGTTAGCCATAGCAATACCTCAGACGCGACCCGCGCGCAGTTTCCCGGTTATGTTGAAGTCCGCGTAACCTTGAGCGAAGCCGTAATCTCGCCATCCATCTGCCCCTTGATGTCCTTGGAAATGACGACAACCGAGCCGACCGTCGTTGTCTTGCCGTCGTTCCAATTGACGGTCATCGAACCGGTGGTGCCCGCAGTCACCGTGGAACCGCCAACGATGTCGAGCGACAGTTCCTTTTTAGGAATGCCAGCGACGTGTTTTTGAACGCTATCGGAAGCGCCGGTAACATTGACCTCAGCCGCCGATTCAGTGTAAGAGACACCGCGCAGCCCTAGTGTAGATGCGGTACTAGGAAACGTAACCGTCGTACCGTTAAAACCTTTATTTGCCATTACTTGCCTCACGCACTACCCGCGTGCGGCACAATCCCGACAAAAAACAAAAAGCGGCAGGCGCGCCGGGTCACGCGCTCTTCGGTAGCTAACCTAGCCGCTTATTTCGTTATGTCCAAACTGTGTATTCCTGGTTCACCGCGTAGTATTCAGGCACGTCTTGGCCTGGCACCACTTCGCCCATATCATCCGTGCATGACTCTTGATGCCAAACGCAACTCGACGAATCGACCCAACCCGACAACGCCGCCGTGACCGCCGCTCCGAGTGCCTGCGCGCCCGCGTATGTGGATGCGAAACACGAAACAGCAAAACGCTTTTGGGACGTGGCATCAACACCGGCTGCCGTGTTCACTGGATCGTCAAGGGTTTTTTCGTAAATGATGTACGGCAACGCGGCAGATTGCGGCGCGATCATTGGGTACACCTTCGCGCCGACAATGGCCGTTACGCCAGCCGTCGCTTTCAGTTGTGCCACCATGAGCGTTGTTGCCGACATAGCTACCTCGACGATGAACTAATCCAACGCCAATTCTTTTTCTGTTTGTTCTGTGCGAGCCGAACCGCCTCAGGTCCAATTTTCTTTAGTTCGTTTTCGATGGTGATAATCATTGGACGAGCCATCGTTTGAAACGCTGGACCAAGCATCGGGAACTTGCGAGTCATTCCAGCAACGGTTCCGCCGCCGCGAACACGAACACCGCCTTCCTCTCGCCCGAACGATCCGCCAGCACGCACACTTCCAGTAGCGTCTTTCCATGACCCCTTGAGAATCCTTGGCTTTCCCTTGCGTTTTCCTTTTAGCACAACTCCGGATTCCCAGTCTCCCTTTGTCCATCCCATCTTTGTGAGGTGCCTCTGTCCTGCCGCTGTCATGTTCGGCAGAAGATGCTGAAACTTCTTCTCTAGCGATCCCCCATGAACGATCCGATGCCCCAACTCCACTAGGTGCGCGTGGAACCCGCCCGCTTTGTAGTCGAATCCAACGGCAACAAACGTGACGTTGTTCTTTTTGTACATCTTCGCCCGCGCCGCGGTCGTATCGCTCAAGTGAACGCCCGTCTTGCGTCGGTAGCCACGCGCCTCGGCTTGTCGTCGCTGCCGAAGTGCGTTGTTGTAAAGTTGTCCCTTGAGTAGCTTCCCGGCCTCCGTCATCGCGGGCTTCACCAGCTTCCCTACCACGTTCGGCGGAAGATCGCGCAACAGTTGCATCAGGCCGTCAAGGCCGTCCATCTGCATCGTGGTCTTCGTGGTCCCGATCATATCTTTTCCATACACAACAAGCGGGTTTCTCGGCTTCGCACGTCATACGTCACACTCGACGGGTACAGGTATCGCGTTCCAAACTTCAGCCTGTCTGCGCTCGTCAAGTCGCTTGTGTATCGCATCGTGACTTGGCTCGTTGCCTCCGGTTGCACTTGCTTCGTCTTCCACGCCTCACTGCCAGTCAGTGGCCGTACTTCCGCCCAGACGGTTTTCACGTCGGCCCACGCCTCTACTTGTGCGCCGTATGCGTCTGCCGTCTGTAATGCACTCCGCTGGATCGTTACTCGGTGCCGCATGGAGCCTGCCCGCATGGCCCGTCCTCCTCTTGGCCGATGTAGTGAACCAGTCCGATAATTTCCTCAACCGTTGCCTCCACTCGATATGGCCGGTCGGTCCCATCGCAGTACAGCAGGCTCTCGCTTTCAATCTCCGTCGGTTCCACGCGAGCGATCAACTCCGTTTCGATTCCGATCGTTCGTCGTTCTGGCTCTTCGCTGGCGCTCTCTCGGTATAGTTGCGTGAAGGGAAGTAACATAGCTCACCCGTAATGTCCGTGGTTGACGCACGCCAATAGATCGTCGATGGCTTTGGTGGTTGGACCCTCTTCGACTCGCTCCGGGTCGTAGAGGTGTTCCAGTTTCAACAACACGGCCGCCTTGACGGATGAAGGTATGTCACTTGTCGCCGTAGAGCCAGCAATGAACCGAACACACACGGCGTCAGGCCGATCCCGAACGGACGGCCATGTCTTGCTGTAGGCCGGAACAGCGTATCCAGGCGTGTTTTGCGACTTCGCCGTCAGGTAGTAGCCGGTGGACGCTGTGCTGCCAAGCGTGCTTCCAAACGTCGTAAGCGTGCCGGTTGTGTCGTAATACTTAATCCACTGGATTTTGACCAACGGCGGAATTGGCAGCGTCAACCGGCACTCATCGCCATCCGACGGAAAATCTCGCAATAGGTAATCGTAGGTGGCAGAGCAAAACTGCCGGCTGCCCGATACTCGACGCTGGCAGAAGTCTACCGCTGCGTCGAGCTTTAGTAGAATCTCGTCCGTGCTGTCGTCTTCCGATTCGCGCAAGTGAGCACACGCCTCAATCAACGAAACCGGCGTCGTTGTGGGTGCCGTGACTAATTGCAGTTCAGCCATTCCTACATCCTCCGAGCCCACTGGCCCCAGTAGTCGCGGCAGTCTTCTAAGACGCCTTGGAGATAAAGGCACTCGGACGCGACTACGTTCAGCCGCTCCTCCGTCTTTGCTAGCGTGTCTTGCAGTTCCTTCTTTTTGGCTTCCTCGCCGCAATACTCAACGCACCCACGCAGATAGGACACGCTTTGCTCAGTGTTGTCCCGCTCGGAAGACTTCGCTTTTAGCTGTGCTTCGATTTCCTTAGTGCGGGCGGCGTGTTTCGCCGCGAAATCGGATTGCTTTGGGTCGAAGCCATACAGTCCGAAGCACTTGAGCAAGTCGCACTCCTGCGGCACCGTGACCTTGATGCCACGGCCTGCGGCGATTCCCAAAAAGTATTCGCAGCTTGGGCGCTGTGCCCGATACTCTTCGGTGCAAGCCATATCCACGCCCCAGACGCCGATCTCGTCCGGGTTTATGTCGATGGCCAATGCGATCATCCACGAGACCGTGTTCGTGAAATAGCCGCCGAACTTTGCAACGATTTCGTCCATCGGGTAGGCAATGCCATTTGGCACATGCTCATCGACGGCACGCACAATCAGGGGCTTTTCGATCGAGCCAAGCCAATCGACATACGGCTTGCGCGGACCGACAAGCAGCTTCGTTTCGTGCAACTCGAAATGAACGTCATACCTCGGAGCCTGCTTGCACAGCACGAGGTCCGATAGCGTCCAGATTTGCCAAGACTCATCGGAATACGGTGCAAGCGCAAGTGAGCTTGGGGCCTTGCCGACGATGGCGATTTTCTTACGAGGATCGGTGCGGATAGATTCGAGTGACCCGGTCATCGAATGATTTCCCTTTCATGGTGTGAATTAGCCAACTGTGACCCGAAATGTTGCCGTCTTCGCCGTGCCGACACTAACGCCAGCAAGCGAAATCTTGACGCGATGGTCCGACAGGTAGAAATAGTCGGGGATCGACGCGCCGGTTGACACCTTGATTGCACCGCCTGTTGAGTTGCAGACGACTGGCCGTGGGTAGTACACCGCCTTCGTTGTGGCCGGTGCCTTCGTTAGGATCGCCTCGCTTGTCGTCTCGTTCGTGTAGGCTACAGAGCCGGTCGATCCGAGGTTCGTCGATGCAAGCTGAACAGACAGAATGCGGCCGTGGTCAACGTCAGTGTACCCGGTGCCAGCACCGGCCGTGCTTGTCGTGATCGAAACGCTATGGAGTCGCGGATACATCTTGGCACCTCGATTGTTGTCAGGTGCAGGTGTACGTCGCAGCGGCCGTGCTATAGCCGACAATGCACCACGTTGTAGAAGAGGCCGCGAACAAATGCAGTGTCTCGCCCTGCAAAGCAGTCTTCGCCGTGATCTTCACCTTGGAATAGTTGAACTTACAGGCATTGGTTCCGGTCGCTGGAGCGATCGTCAGCCCGCCCGCAGTCGATTTGCGAATCGTGATATACTTGTGCTGCCCTGCGACCGACGGCTTCTTGAGCTTGTACGCAAGAGCACCGCTATCGGTGGAGCCAATCAAACTTGCGCCGTAGGGCTCAAGTGTCTGCGCCGTCGATTTTGCCGTAACGGTTTCGGCAACATAAGCATCACTGGAATTGGTGATGGTTCCGGTGTTGGTGAGTGCCCCCGTGTTGGCAAACGTACCGGCGTTTGTCAGCGTGCCGCCGGATTCGACGGTAAGCGTGCCGCCGCTCGCAACAACTTGCTCGTCACCGCCTTGCTTGCGGTACACCTTCGGTTGATAGCTTGCATCTGCCATGAGAAAAACCTCGTTGGTTGCCCCAGCGCCCGGTCGGGCAAACGACCGGGCGCTGAGTAGTCACAAAGGACGCGGGTTAGGTCGCACCGATAACCAGATCGAACGACGCAGCGGCCGTGGCGCCAGCGTAGGTCGTGCTGGCGGCGGCAGGTTCGGACGCAAGGCCGTACTTTTGGGCGATGCAGCCATTGAAGATAATACCGGCCTGTTTTACAAACTTGGCCTTGAGGTACTGATACTGCGGATTGCAGGAGTCGATCCCGCAGATTCGCTTGGTGGCGGCCGTCGTACTCGCCGCCACGGTCACCGACGCGCCGGTCAATGCCGTGTAGCTCGTGCTCGCGGCCGTGCCGGTGTTGCTGCCAACAACCGTGAATGCACACGTGCCGGTTGAGCCAGCGGTTGAGCGAAACAGCGCCGTGAACAGGACGCCCTGAGCGCCCGACACGTCAACCTTGTCGGAATAGAACGTCGCCGCCGTTGTGGTCGCGGGACCGTAGACGGCGTTAGCAGTCACCTGCTTGGAAAGTTGCAGACCCATTATCATGGTTCCTTTGTTGTTGGTTAGGTTCCGAGCTTGACGCGGACGAACGCCTCGGCACGAACCGGGGCACCGTCGGACGCCATGCGGGTAAGGAAGCAATCCTTGTTGTTGCGGGCGTACAGCTCTTCGAGCCGCAAGACCTCAATGTCCATTGAATCCACGATCCAGTAGCTCTGGAAGTCGCCAAGGATGGCAACGTACTGGCTGGCCGTGAACGTATTCGGTGCGAACTCCGAGAGTCGAACCGGCGCGCCGAGCAATCTGTCCGGCTCGCCTTGGACAACGCTGTCCTGGAGCATGTAGCGTCCATTGCCGTCCTTGATCTTTGCAATGATCTCCATGCAATCGCGGTGCATGACCCACTGGGCACGCGGCCAGTAGGCGGATTTCAACTCGTACTTAGCGGCCTTCAGGCCGTCGTAGGTCGGAGCGGTTGCAGCGTTTCCGGTTGATACGTCGCGGGCGGTGGTCACGCCATCGGCAGAAGCAGTGAACACGCCAAGCCATTGTCCGGCGCCGGTGCCGGTCATTGCGGCATGTTCCTCGGTCTCCGCTACGACGCGGGCAAGCTCTTCGCGGACGATCTGCTCGGCCATCGAAGTCTTGCGGAGTAAGACCTTGGATACGATGATCTCTTTGGCCAGCGGATTCGGACGCAAGGCCCGCTTTCCGAAAGCCAAAGTCGAATCGGTCGAAGGCGTGCCAAGCTCGCTGGTCCACTCGGCATCGGCCATGCTAGCGGTCAAGACGGGAGCCCCGAGGCTATCCTGCCCGGCGATCGGTGGCAGCACGCGGGAAATTTGCCGCATGATCGTGGCGTCGGTTACGTTCCGAATCAGTTCATTGACGAACATCTCCGGGGCGTACAGATAGCCACCCTCGGTGCCTGTGCCGGCAGACAAGGCCCGCTGCTCTTCCGGCGACAACTTAAGGCCGGTCGTCATGGCTTTGGCCCACGCCGATCGGTACTCTGGGCGTTCCCACGATCGGGTCAGGGTTCGCTCTTCCTTTTTCTCGCCAGCGGCATCCTTGGCGCGATTCGATTCGGTCGATTCGGCCAGGGCGATTTCACGCTCAAGGTCGTTGCGCCGTTCGTGCTGCTCGATCTGGTCGCGCAGTTCCGAGGCGTCAGTCAACGCCTTCTTCTGGTTGGTCTGCTCGTCGGCGGTCAACGCCCGTTTCTCGGCGTCGGCCTTGTCAAGAATCTCACGCGCGGTCAGAAGCAGCTTGTGCCGATTCTCTCGCAGTTCCTTCGTGTCGAAAAAGGCCATTTGTGCCTCTCCTCGTAGATTGGTGTTCTGTCTCACCGAGGAGGGCGGCCATACGAAAACGGACGTTCTCACTCGGTACGTTCATACCGTGTGAAAACGCCCGCACTGCGACCGTTTACACTGAGCCCGCCGGCACTGCCTTTGGGAATTGAATTACGATCAGAATATCAGCACACAACAAACACGCAATACCGATTCAGTGGTTTTGCGAAAGTAGTGCTACCGGTAGCAACCCACTATCGTTCTTCCGTTCGCCGAACGGTTCCGCAATCTTCGCAGATGCGATAACGTCGCACGAATCTATCGCACATGATTGTATTGCGAACTGAAAGCGGCCCTCCGCACTTGCGGCACACTAGGCCGCAGCGGTCCACTGCCGCCTTGGCCTTGCGTAAGCCGCGTTGCAACTCCGTTGTGTCGGCGCGAAGGTTCATCGCGGTGCCTCCTGAAGCCACTCGCTTTCTGTGATGTGCCGCATCAAAAATACTGGCCATGCTGGATCAGCAACCGCTCGCTTGAGTCCACCGGCCATTGCTACGGTGGCGGATACACCTCCCTGTTGGTTTAGGATGCCTATCATCTGGCCGTGATACGACACGCCGACTGACAGCGGATCGCGGCGAACGATCGAAATGGCGTCCCGATCGGGCTGCCGCGTGAGTTCATTGCGCAATGATGCCTCGGCAATGTCGGCCAGAGCCGGGCACCATCTTGCATTGACTGTTTCGGTGTGCGATTTGCTGTCGTAGTAGCCTTGTGAATTCATCGCTGTCAAGCCTCCCATAACCACGCAAATACCGAACACATTGACACAAACACGCTTTTCGGTAGGATACATAGACGCATCGGAGGCGAGTGGCGAGCAATACTTGTGCCTAGGCTACACAAGTTGGTTCCTGGTTTGATTCCAGGCCGATGCGTTTTTTCACTTAATCAATCACCTCCATTAGGTCGATCCTCGCGCGTTCGGTGTCGATGATGGCCTTGCGTTCCGCTTCGGCTTGTTCGGCGGCTTTGGCGGCGTCTTCCGCCTCCTTGGCCCGTTGCTCTTCTGCCGCCTTTGCAGCAGCCGCTTCCTCAGCCTCAAGACCGGTGCGGTACTCATCCAGCGACCGAACCGACACCGTCCCGGCCGTCTGGCGGTATGCAGGGTAGCTGGTGAGCGTCACGGCCCGCAGACTGGCCTTGGTGATCTCTCGAACGATGGAATCACCCTTGCCCTTGTAGGTATCCTCTGGGTTACAAAAGCAGATTGACATGCCATCGAGCAAGCCGGAGCGGACCTCCTCTAGGGCGTCACGTCCTACTGAGGTATCCGGCGGGGTGATCGTCACACGGAGCCCCTCGCGGGATTCCTTCACCTCCAGACTGCCGGCCGCCTTTCGGCCGATCCGTTTCGTGCCGTCGTGATCCACGTCGGCAAAAATGTCGTCAGCGCCGGCCAGCGACTCCTTGAACGCCCCTGGCTTAAACACCTCGCGGAAGCCGCCAAGGTCTTCGCTGGGTGCGTTATACGGCACAGCAAGGCCGGTGATCTTGGGTTTGCCATCGGAGTCGTCAATGCGCAACTCGGCGGCCTTGAAACAACGCAGGGTGGTATCTTCGCTCATTCTCGGTTCTCCTGAAAAATAGAATTGGTCAACAAATCTGGAATCGTGTCTTGCCAGCGGTCCATTTCCGTGGCAATTCGGGAAGGGAACTCGGACGCCGGGCCATCGGACAAATCCAACAGCGCGGCCTTACTTCGCTCGCAATGCTCACTGGCCAGCTTGGCCGTCGAAACTTCGGCCCCCAGTGCGCGGCACGCCTCGACAGCCGGGGTCAATCCGGCGTTCAGCTTCACGGCCCAACCGCCGTAGAACTTATCGAGCCACCGCAGAAACTTGGCAGGAGTCTTGGAGGCGGCGCGGACCTCGGCACACTCTTTTGCCACCATTCTGGCGGCGGCAGCGTGGAATGCAGACCGCGCCGCACCGTCGTTTGATGGTTCGTCGGGCTCTGGTTCCGATTCCTTCGTCACCGGCTTGCCAGCCGTTGGCTTGCCTCCGACGCCGCCGCCCTGGACCTCGCCGAGCTTGTCGGCCGGAACCATATTGTTCGGGGCCATGAACACGTCGCCGTCTTCGCCCATACTGTTGAGGTTCTCTTGCCGGCGGACCTCGTTCCGTGTCTTAAATCCCCACTGCAACGCGACGGCGTGGGCGGCATATCGCTTGTCGATGTTGCCCCGCAAAAGATTTTCAATGACATGCGACACAAAGAACTCGGTACTGCCCTTGAACAGCTTGTGGTTTAGTTCCTGCTCCCACCGCGAAAGGTGCGGGATCAAGTCTTCGTACCATTCGAGTTGCTGCTCCTCGATATTGTTGTTTGTGCTGCGCGTCAGGTCGTACAGCTTGTGCGGCGGGATTCCAAACCATCGGGCCATTTCGGTAACGTAGAATTGCCGCGACTCAAGAAACTGTGCATCCTTCAATGGCATGTCGATGGCCTTGATGTCCAATTCATCCTCTGGGAGAATCGCAATCTTGCGCGCCGCCCCACCGTGCGAACGGCCCCAGTTTTCCCGCAGCTTTTCGATTGCCTCCGGCGTCAGATGCTTCTTTGCGATCAAAGCGAGATACGGTTGCGCACCGCCGCCGTAGAATCCTGCCCCGAAGTTTTGGGCCGCCATCGCCTCGCCAAGCTGCTCGCGTGCCCGTCCGACGATGCTCTTGCCGTCGAACGATGCAACGTCAAGAACCTCGAAATCTGATAGCAGGGTCTTGCTCGTTGGCGGCTTCGGAAATAGATCGTTGTCACGCACTCGCGTGATGTCGTAGGTCCTCCGGCCTTCTTTCCATGCAAGACGCACTTCGTTGGCATGAAGCGGCCACAAACCCGCCAACCGGCCCGCGCCGTCTCGTTCGATATACGACAACGATCGGCCCCAAAGCAAAATGAACATCTGACCGATTTCGCGGAACTGGATCGGCGACATGACAGGATTCGGTCGATCATGCAACACGCCGTACTCGGGTATTCCGCGAGCAACGTCCTTGTCGCCGTTCTCACCGTCGCGTTTGTAGACACACAACGGAAGCGCAGCAGGCGTGGAACTGAGAAGCCGGACACCAGCATAGAACGCCGACAACCCCATGCAGGTTTCTTCGTTCACCGTTGCGCCGGACGTGGTGTGTCCCCATGAACCAAATACCCGTTTCAATGTGGCGTCCTGATCGACGCCCGCGCCTGTGACGACAAGACCGGCGGCAGTCCTGTTTTCAATGCCGAAGATTCTATCTAGAAACATTAGCCTCTCCGTGGCATGACCAGGCATACCAGTACAATTCCCCCGGTTCCGATTAGCGCCGCCGCCGGATGCAACCACCACAGACCCGTGGCGATAGCCGCTACCGATGCAAACCAAAGCAAGTCACGAACGATCCCGACAATCATGTGCATTTCCTTTTCTGCCAGCGCAAACAAAAACAGCGCGTGCGGGTGTGCAGCCCTGCACGGCTGTTTTGTTTACGCCACCGATTCGCACGGGTGCCCCCACGCGGTCGGCTGCTGGTCAAGTTGTCGAATCAAAACTACGCTTTCCTCGCAATCACAATGATGCTGTTGTCGCCGCAGTTGCAAGCCACCTCACTCCATAGCCGGACACGCTTGTTGACAACGAGTATGTCGATGGGAAGAAATGGCATTTTGCAAAGCTCATCGTCATTATCAGAGATCAACGCGAACGTCCATTTGTGGCCATTTGGCTGTTTCGGATTTGCGTACTCGTTGGCTCTCCACCGCTTGCACCTCCATGATGGCACGTGCAGGATCAGGCATCCGTCGTCCGTGAGCTTGTCCGCGGCCTCAACAAGCCACTCAAGCGGATCGTCGAGGTGTTCTAGCGTGTGGCTCGTGAAAATCACGTCCACCTTGCCTGGCACGTCGGCGAGCGTTTTGTATTCAGCCTTCTGGTCAACGACAATCGAACCAAACCCAAGCGGGCCGTCAGCGCCGCCGAAGTCGATGACACGCTTTCCGAAGATCAGATCGAGGATTCGGCCTGCGTGCTTCTGAATTCCCTTCCACCGCCAGACACCAAACTGAGCAATAGACTCGGGCGAGTGACGGCGTTTCCACGAATCGGTACGCTGTTCGGCGTCGTTCAAAAAGTCAGTCAAAGCACATCCTCCCGTTGTAAAGTCACGTCCACCGGAATATCCCGACCCACCACGTGCCCAACAATCAGCGCCGCATCGGCATACGATATTCCGGTTCCAGGCGACTTCAGCGTCAGGTCCGCCCAGTCGATTACGCTGCCGGCCTTGATTGGAATTGCCGACACGAGCGAGCGCCCGAGCTTGTTGCGTGCCGCCGTTACGTCCACGAAACGGCCGTCATTTGTCATCATCTCTTCCACTTCGCGTATCTTGGCCACCATCCGAGCCATGCCGTCCGGTTCCAGGCTCGCCGCGTGATCGGTCCCCTTCATTGCACGCGAGAGCGTCAGGTGCTTTTCGACAACACACGCCCCAAGGGCCGCGCCGACAATCCCGGCCGTAATGCCCGACGTATGATCCGACAGCCCAACGAGGCAACCGAACTTCTCGCGGTACTCCTTGAGACGACAAAGGCGAACGTGATTGTTCGGCGTCGGATACTCGCTGGTACAAACCATGAGCACAACACCGCACCCCGCATCGCGTACAATCTCCAACGCGGTCCAAATCTCCGCGTCATCGCGTGCCATGCCGGTGGACAGAACAACCGGCTTGCCGAGCTTGGCCATGTGCCGCAGTAGCGGGAGGTTATCCAGGTCGCGGCTTGCCACCTTGTAAAGCGGCGGCCGGATAGACTCTTCGAGGTCATCGACACTTTGTTGGTCGCACGCCGTGGCGAAGAGAATCTCCGGCCATCCGTTGTATCGCATCCGGGCGGCCAAGTGGGCATACTCAGTGGGCGTAAACTCCAATGCCTCGCGGTGCCTTCCGTAAGTCTCGCCAAACGACTGTGGGCCGACATACGGCGCGTTGTACGCCTCGGCCGTCAACTCGCTTGGAATGTGACGCTTTTGGAACTTGACCGCATCGACACCAGCATCGTGGGCGGCCTTCATCAAGCGGACTGCGGTGTACGTGTCGCCTTGATGATTCTGGCCCAGCTCTGCAATCACGAAACACGGGTAGCCGTCACCGATTCGCAGGCCGGTCGAAAGAGTCACGGGAGATAGTTCGCGTTTAATAATCACTGCAACTTCTCTAAAAATCTATCCAGTATCATTGCGATTCCGTCGTTAAGCCTGTTGATCGTGTTTTCTTTTCCGAAGATGTTCATAATGTCGTAGAGACCGAGCCCTTTTGATTTTCCCGTGAGAACCACTCGCACGCCCATTGCTAAATCACGGATTGGGACATTGATGGTCTTACAAAAGTCTCGCGTTCCTTGTTCTAGTGATTCGGAAGTCCACGACTGAATGCGCTCAATGTGCGCGCTATACATAATCAGATTGCCAATCGTTATCATTGCATCGAGTAGTCCGGCAACACGGTCAGTTCAACCTCACTAGCCTCGTCCACACCAAACTTGACAACCGTTTTCCGAAGTCGTCGAAGCGGCACGCCGTCAACCGAAACAGTCCAATGCGAGTGGCCTTCGGACGCTATCTCGACGTTGCCGACCTTGACTCGCAATGACTTTGGAAGCAGGCAAGTTGTCTCGACTTGCGGCGGTTTCTTTTTCTTCCAGGCGAAGATGCTCATGTTTCTTTCTCCACAACTTCCCGCACTCGCTCGAAATCTTCCCGCGTATCGACGGCCGCGTTCTTGAGCTTCTCCTTGTAGTACCGCGCCGGTACATCGAGCCAATGTGTCGTAAACGGCCGATGGAATCTGTTCTGATCGCCCGAGTACATGCAGGCTGTGACGTGCTCGCGTTCCGGTGCGTTCTCTGGTAGCCACTCGTTGGCACGCTGCAACGCTGATAGCTTGACGACCTCGCCGAAGTAGCCATTCGGAATCGTGATGGCTGGCTTGCCACGAATCTGGTATCCGGTGTAGTCCGCCTTGCTTGTAAACGCAGCAAAGCAAAGCTCATCGGCGGATTGCGGATCGAATAGTGGATTGTCTCCGCAGACGCGAAGCACGTACTCGACTTGATCGGGTTCGCCGTTCTTAAACGCTCGAACACCTTCGGCAACGGAAACGAATCTCCGAAGCACGTCGTTCTCTGGGCCTTCCCATCGAACGCACTCGATGCCCATATCATCGAGCCGAGCCGCGAGAGCACCATTCCCGCCGTACACGGTGGCCACAATTACACGGTCAACGCTCCCAACCTGGCGAACACGTTCAACGACGTGCTGAATCATTGGCTTGCCCGCCATGTTCATTAGCGCCTTTTGCGGAAGCCGTTTCGAGTTTAGACGCGATTGGATGATTGCAAGGATCATAGACTAGACCTTTACTGTGGGACTCCAACACACGCGACCAGGGAAACTCCAATGCTTTGCGACAACCTTTCTCCACTCAGGTGGCGCAAACCACGACAATGGATTCCACCACCGAAGCAACGGATAGAACGGGTGCCACTCGAACGCGGTGTATCCTTCCGGTTCTTGATGCTGAACAAACAAAAAACCACTGCACGGCAAACATAGATATTCTGAAACACAATCGTTCATTTCATATCTCCATCTGATTGGTGACGCACGGACGCAACTCCATCGAGGCCAAGCCACGGCCTGCCTTCACACGCACCTGCCATGCGCCCAACTGTCTTGACGAAAATTGCCCCTACGTGCTTCTGTACAGCAAAATAGAACTGCGTAAGGTCCGATACGCTGCACTCGTCCATGTCTTTTGCGTGGACTTTATCTAGGGTCTGAATTGCGGCTAAGACGTTGCGGTTCATAAAAACATCAGCTCCCTTTCCGGGGTGTTGTAGATGGAGTCGGTAACAACAGGCGTAGTCATCGCGAGCCCGACAGCCATAACCATAGCGACGCCGAGGTCGATCTTTTCGCGGATGGCCTTCTTGTTGAATCGCCGACGGCCTCCGGTGTCCTTGTAAGTCAGTGCGTTTGACACACACCACCGCAATGGAGCATGACCACCGTTTCGCAGCTTTCCGTCAAGGATCAGCTTTTCCGTGATCCCGATTGGCTCGTTCATTGCCCCGGTCGTCTGTAGGTGCTCGATGACCTGTTCTACCGGAAAGCCGTCTTCCTTGACGATTTTTGTCAGAAGATACCGCGCGTTGTTTGGATCGAATGCCAGCTTGTTGATATTCCATTTCCACACGTCGCGGGCACGTCGAAGCAGTCCGCGTATTTCGTCGTAGTCAACGCTATTGCCTTCCGTGAGCGTCAACAGGCCAGCGTCGGCCCACGCCATGTATGGCACTCGCTTGTCTCGCGTTCGACCAACGGCGTTGTCACGCGGGCACCAACAAAACGAAAGCAGATCGCAGAATCCATCGGCATCAGGAAAGGCGAAACACAGTGCCGTAAGATCGCTGATTGAAGAGAGGTCGCCGCCAACGCAGCAATCGCGGCCACGGAATCGCGCAATCGCTTCTTCGGTCAATCCGTCAGCGTCGTAGAAGTCGCCGACCGACGACGCATCCCACGCGATTGCCAACTGATCTGCGAGCCACGGCGCGGACGCCTCCGCCGTCTCTTGGTTGCAGTGCTTGCGGCGGAAGTTGGCGACGGCCGAAGGAGTCTCTTTCGCCTTGCGGCACTTCCGCTCCAGGTCGTCGAACTTGACCGACACGCGAAGATTAGGATTAGCCTTAATCCATACGTTCGGATCGGTCCAGTCGTCATCATCATCCAGCGTAAAGATAATCCCAAACCAACTGTCATCGTCAATGAGGCCCGCAAGAACCTTTGTTGTCCAGCCTTTCAATTCCCAGTAGATGCTTTCTTGGTCTCCCGAGTCGCCGGCCGTCGTGATCCCGAGCGTCAACGGATTGGGCCGCGCGCCAGTCCCAGTCTCCATAACGTCCCAAACGGCTCGCGTCTTGTGGGCGTGTAGCTCGTCAATAATAACCCCGGACGGACTTAGGCCATCGAGCGTATCAGCGTCGGCACCCAGAGGCTTGTACGATGAATTCGTTGATTCAACAGAAAGGACGTCGCGCAGGACGGTAATTGTTGTCTTGAGAAATGCTGAACTCCGCACCATCCTCTTGGCTTCTTCGTGTACGATCTTCGCCTGATCTCGCTTCGTCGCGGCAGAATAAACTTCCGCCCCCCCCTCTCTGTCAGCTATTAGAAGCTTAAGGCCAACTGCTGCGCCAAGAGTGCTTTTGCCATTTTTTCGAGCGACCGACACAAACGCCGTATTAAATCTACGGACTCCATTAGGATGCTTGCCAGGATCTTCCGCTGGCTTTTTCCATCCAAATACACACCAGATAATGAATGCCTGCCACGGCTCCAGGACCAGGAGGCTGTTTGCCCACTGCCCCTTGGAGTGACTCATTAACTGAATGAACTCAAGGGCAAAACTTGCATCTTGCGCATCAAACCACAAGCCCCGTTCGTGCCCGTGCTCTATGTCGCGTAGATGTCGCTCGACCGCTTGGCGCACGTAGTTGCAGACAACGATCTGGCCGGTCATAACGCCATCAATGTAGGCGCAGACCTTGGCGTCCATTCCTGCGGCGTGATTCGGTTTGTATTTCGTTGTCGCTGCCATAATAAGAAAGGGGCGCGACGCTCTCCGCGTCGGCCCCCGAAGGCCGCGACAGTTCGGGCTATCTCAGCGGGTAATTAAGCCGCTTGTGGCCCTAAGATGGCCAACGCGAAAAGCGCCAGCCCCTGGTGGTTCTAATTATCCTTTGTGTTGTTTGGCATTACTTTTTTCCGAGCCACTCATTGCAGCTTCGATGTCCACACCGTGGAAATACTGACAGTCGTTGAGGACAAGCACCGGCTTTGTCTTTGCTCTGCTAATTGCTTTGCAAATCGTGGCGTAGCTCTTTTGGTATGTTTGACACGCATTCCCAAGCGATTCCAGTTGCTCAGGCTCAGAGTCTTGTCGTTCATTTTGCACATGGCTCTTCGCTTGAAACTCTCCGCACCAATCATCCGCGTTTGACATTGGCCACATGCCGCGTATCTCGCCATGAGCGAATGCGCTTTTGTCGAAAACTCCCATCGGAATCGGTGCATTTCTCCTGCAAAAACCTTCTTCACCAACTGACGATTCCCACCACTTGCATTCATCGCACCGCATCAATTCTTACTCCTCTGGTTCGCAATCCTCTCCAACAGATCGGCCATTGGGTCGGATTGCTTCTTTCCGCTGACTACCAATCCGACGCGGGCCGTGGTGGTCATTCCAAACTTGTCCATAAGCTTACTTGCAAACTCACGCGCCTTATTCTTTGTTCCGACAACGGGATTCTGGTACGCGCCACCTTTTTCGGAAACGGACACATAGCCACGGGCCTTGACCTCTTTCCGAAGATCGACATACTCCTCGACAGCCTCGGCAAGGAACGCAAGCGCGACAGCATCCTGCCTCGACAGCACGCCACTGTCTTGCAGCATCGCCACGAGTTCATCCCAGTACGGTATGGCCTCGGCGTCTATCCACGCTGGCATTGATGGTGCGCCTTCAGCGGGCAGCACGGACGGAACGCGATCTGGACGCAGCGTTCCGAGCGCCGCCTTGGCATCGGCCGACTGCGGTAATGGTCCTCTCTTTCCCATAACTCCTCTGGGGATAACCCCCTATGTCGTAACTTGCCGAGATACAAAAAGGGC